TAAAACCTGTTGGGTGAAACCGTGCCGTGTGGAAAAGCGCCGTTCTACTTCGAATATGACATATTCTCCGTCAAAATCCGTGCCTGTACCCTGTAAGGTGAGGTTTACGCGCGGCATCGTTACGATATCAGCCGGAATCTCATACATCAATGTTCGCTCGTGGCTTGCTGCGACCGCAACAGTACGTTGAGCCAAGCTGAGTGCTTCAACGGTCGAAAGATTAGGACTTAGGGCGATCATCTTCTGGCCCGCCTCCGGTTCCGCACCATAACTGGCCTGTTGAGTTATCACCATCTGCGCCGCGCTGTTCCAGCTTTGCACTTCGACGATAATTCCGAGGCCGATTTCCAGATCACGCGCGAGCTGCATGCTGATGCATAGATCTGGCGAAATAACAAAGCCGCTCTGCAATGCAACCGGCGGCTGGAAGTTCAAAACGTTTCCCGCCACCCAAACCTCGTATCCTTCGATCTGTGCCAGCCAGCACAACACATCCCATTCTGTCGTGGCACGACTATGCTGGCTCAAGGCCGATCTGGTGTGACCGTTTTGGTAAAACCGCCCAATAAAGGTTGTCGTTGGCGTGACTGATGCGGTGAGACCATGGCGTTGTGCCAGCATCCCAGCCACATCGCTGGACGTAAGATTTTCAAAACTTTCACTCGTTTGGCTACGGATAAAGATAGCCGTTGCATCCCGCCCTGCGACGCAGACACTTCGGTGTACCGGGTCTATCTCAACCGTATCCGCGTAGCCGGAAATCAATGAGTACCACGTCCCGTCCAGCCCCACACTGATAGTAATCTCGATCGGCAGTGTTGGCCAAATCAGAGTATTCGAACCATCCATGGTAGAATGGAAGCTGAACCGGTCCGCTCCCAAATAAGCGTTAGAATTTATTTCTAATTCGTATACGCCATTCAATAACTGTCCGTTTGCTGTCACCTGTATTGCTGGAAATCTGACATTAGCTGGCACCGAGCGCGGACCCCGTTTGTGTCACCGCGGATGGTACGTTTAGCGTTGTCACGCCCTGCAGCCAGGGATCTCTAATATTGCTGGCTGCGGCGATGGTTGACCACAATTCAGCGTCCCCAAGAATGCGGCTCGCGACATCAAACAAGTTGCCCCCGGTGACGGTAATTGTCCGCATCATTCAGCCGCCACTGCAAAGTTGGCCAATGCACGTCCGACATAGCCGCTTGCAGCGCTTGCGGTGGCAATGAGTCCAGCGGCGCTGACAACGGGAGCTAACGTGTTTGATTCCAAAGCAAGCCCCGCACTTTGTAAGTTGACCGCAGCCAATTGGGATGTCGCAAGTAATTCCTGGCTGGCGCTCGCGTATGGCGTGGTTCCTACACTCGCGGCGCCAGCACTGCTGACAGCCGTCATTGCCGCCGATGTATCCATAAATGCACCCGCTGTTGCCAGGTCCTGCGAAACCAGGCTCAATGCGGATGTCGTTTCCGTGACAACTAAATTGCCAAGTCCAGTCACAACAACGCATCGGATGCTGTAAGGTATCCACCAGCTATTACGAAAGCTCAGACTCAGATTCTTGATTATAACCGTGTATACAAACTCGTCCCATGCCAGGATAACAGCCTGTCCAGCCGTCCGCATCGCGTCCAGCATCATTGCTCTGTCGGTCGCGGAGGCGCCGGACAGCACGCCCTGCCATTCGATGTCGGAATCGTCCGGTCCCAAAACGTCAGCAATCCGCGCCCCACCGGGCAGCTGGTAGACCGCTAATGATTGTGCGCCTCCAAATGCAACGGCGGATGGAATTTCGAAACCACCGAAGACGACGTTACCAAGTGACAAGCCCATGGCTAGACTCCGATCATGGTACCTGTCGGCAATCGGCTCCGCGTCGCGTCAAACGCCGAACTACCAACGGGTTGGCGGGCGGCCGATCGGCCTAATTGTCTTTCCATCCAGCGCCCCACCAATGTGCCATCAAGGTACACGTCACCTCCGGTGGACGGCGCGTCTGATTGCGTTATATTTCCTTGTTGAGGCTGCTGTTGCGCTGCCACGCCGGATGCCACACCGGAAACAATCCCGCCACCGAACGCGTCAGTGTCGCTTTTCCCCAAGCTGTGCCGTTGTGCCGCGTGTGTCATTGCCGCGGCGTTTTCCGTTGCGACAGGCGCGACAGTTTCCGGCCGAACGAACTGCCGTAGCGCAGCGCGCGGGCCCGGCGCGGTTGAAAAATTGGCTCCGGCGCCCCGCGCCGCTGCGGCGAACGAAGGCTTCGGCTGCGATCTTTGGGAAGCGGCTGGCTCATTGGGTCGAAGTCGTAACGGCCCCTCAAACGTTGCGGATAGCATCGAACCACCACCCGCTCCATTGTATCTCAAACTCTGCTCGGGTGCTTCGCGTTGCCCAACTTTGATTGATAGAACGGAAGACGGCGCTTTCGCGCCTAAACCGCCGTCTGCCTGGCCGGCTGCGCCTGTTGCGCCCTGGACGATCGGTCGCTTGCTGTCATGAGCATCGAACATCCGCTCGCGGCCGGCTGTTGTAGTTCCGCTAAGGGTCTGTGGGGCCCTCTGTTGCGGTCCGGGCAAGTTCCCACTTTTTCTAATTTCGCTTACCCACTGAGGAGTGGTAAGCGATTCAGTTGGCCAGGTTATCGAATGCAAGGCGTGCGGGCTTGCGGCACGCTCTTCCACCATCGCGCCGCTCATAAAAGGCCCCCGGTTACTCTCGGCGCTCGGGACACGCGACGTTGCGCGAGAACTCACCGAGAGGGGCGCTTCAACCGTATCCCGTCCCAATAATGCGTTCGTTGGTCGCCGATTGAAAGATGCGTGCGATAACGCCGTCATTTCGCGTAGCAATTGGCCGGCGAGCTTCGTTGCGTCCCGGCTCCATTTCGGCAACATCTTGGCACCTTCCGCAATTCGCCACCAGGCAATCCGCCTGCCAACCCTAAAGCAAAGTGTCAGTTTTAGTGTTGCGTCGCGACTCCGTAACGCAACACAAAATCGCGCTTCACTGATCTACCCAGCGCCGAAGGTCCCAATCGTATGTGCCGCCGTTAAGCGTTCCGAGGGCCACAATCCAGGCAACCCGGTCCTGTAGCGGCAGCGCAAATGCGACATCGAATGGCACCCCGTTCTTGACCAAATAAAGGCAGTCTACCAGATCGGGGTGCCGGCTCAGTTTCCCGCTGCGCGCTGCTCCTCTGTCGCCGGCGATGATTCGAGCAGCGCATCTGAAACCGCTGCAAGTCCTTCGTCGCCGAGACGTTGGACAAGCGCTTCAACCTGCCCTTCCGTCATTGGTATCGGTAGCGGAACGCTATCTATATCCGTCACACAAATTGCGAGTAAGGCCATCCCGACGTAGGGTGCGTTCTCCGCAAGTTCCGGGCCAATGGCTTTGAACAGTCGCAGCCGGTCCAGGGCGGATAATCGTCGCACGCGAAGCTCTCGGCCTTTGCGATCTGTGACGATTGTTACTGCTGCACAATCTTCTACAATTTGCTGTGTCGGGCTGTTCATTAGAGCCTCTGGCGTTGTGTCGCGAAGAAATCCAACTTCTGCTTCACACTTGCGTCTCCGCGCCATGAACCCGAGTTCGCCAATTTAAACACGACGCCGCTATATTGGTATGTCGAGGTCGAGCCGTCCACCTCGGCTATGTATTGGTAAACGGTTCCAGCGGGCAGCGAGCCTTCGGCAAAAAACGCGGTTTCCGCGACCGCGACAAAGTCGTCAACAGCGCTTGTGCCACGTTCAACTTCAAAGCTTCCTTCCCATCCTTTTGGCAACTCCGCACCCATCGGAACGCCATCCAAGCGATCGAGCCGAACGGACTGCGTTATCTGCCGGCTCTCGAACCCTGTTACGTACGTTAGATCGACCCGGCCATACGGCCCCATTACGACCAGTTGACAATCGCGGCCGATCGAAAACGAATTTATTGGCATAATAACCACACTCCATAACCGCTGCTTGCTAAAGCAGGAACAGTTCTCCGCAAATAAAAACGACCCGATGCTAATTCGGCAGCACCTGGCGTTGAACGATCACGGTCTGTCCGCCCTCGACATTCACGATGAACATCTCGTTGATGCCTTGGAACTGGACCTGCGCGTCGCTTTGCACGTAACCAAGGCTAGTCCGGCTTTGCGGGTTATTGCTGGAGTCGCAAATAACGGAGTACGGAAGTGAACCATCAGTGCTTCCAAGTATTCCTTGTCCGTAGAGATTGTATAGAAAGCTCAACTGCGTTGCGCGTATTCTATTGAAAAGCCCAGAATTTATCACTTGGCCAACAAATTGGCCCATACCCGCCGCAAGCGTCGCGGCGATGAAATCCGTCATGCGCGTATAATTATCGCCGTTGGTCGCCGGGTTACTGGATGTGTTGTGTCCACACC